TAGACATAGCATTGTTAATAGCTTCTCTCTCAGAGTTAGCTTTAACAGTTACTATGACACTGGTACTACCGTTTTCGAACTCGATGGTATACTCTTTCATCATTCATCTCCTTGAGGTATAAAGTCAACACCGGCTTGAAACATATAGAATGCGTCAAGCACGCTACTTGAGTAGTGGTGTTTATCGAATAATAGATCTTCAGCATCACTGCTGTCAAGGTCTATAAAGGTACTCATGAAGTCATAAGCTTCTTGAGCGGTACAGTGGGCAACATTGTTGGCATATTGCTTGGAGAATTCCCTGAGCATTTGTTCAAGGTGTGTATCGTAGGCTATCATAACTTATCCTTTTGTCTTCAACTTTTGATACCCGCACAAGATTTACCCACAAAACCGTCATCTAGCTACATTCTCAGCTACAGTACCCCTGAGAATATACTCAGAGAGCAGCAGAAAGGTACCTAGACGAGCCGTTTGCAGGTAAACCTATACGGGAGCTACCCTAGAAGCTTAAAATGTCGTCTTGATCCACTTTATAATCCTTAAGATCCTTCTCAGTCTTCTTAAGTAAGTCATCGAAGTACGTTGTTGAGGCATCGAATTCATTAAGAACGCTCTCAAAGGTATCACTCATCTCTTTTATTGTTAATAAGTGACCTTTCCAGTCATGAGGTCTACCGTAAGTATCCTCCATAGCCCCAATCAAGTCGAGATATGCGTTAACTATTACCTCTTTCTCTCTTTTATTCATCATCTTTTACCTCCTGATCGTACACTTCGTTGTAATTTACCACACAACCTTCTAAATCTACTGTATTACAGAGATTTTCTAGTGATTCTAACCTATCTGACGTAGCAAATACGTTATGAACCCCTGAGTGGTCTACTGAAATCACTGCTCCACAGGCAAATTCCTCTAAAGCGTCTATGATTTCCTCGATTGTTGTCCCGATATTGTCCTCGGTCAACGGTGTTAGCAGCATATACATGATATATTCCTCCTTAGAATATCTTAAAGCCGTTTTGGTAGTTGATGAAGCTGACGCGCTTCCTCCGTAGGACAGTTCCTAGTAAGAACTGCCACTTCTCTGCGTCTCCTTGGTAAGGGAACACAATATAACAGGATCCTCCGATCCTCATGAGTTTCGTTTTCATCTTAGTCTCCTTAGTAGATGATTACTTGGTAATTCTCAGGCGAGTATTCGNTGAGAATGGCTGGGTTTGTGGTCTTCGCTACTAAGACCCGTGTCAAGCGATGGTAGATGAAGTACATCTTAGTTATCCTCCATTGGAATTACACCGATAAAGTAGTTATCTGCTGACCATTTGTTACCGTTGTAGGTAGCAGCAGCAAACACTACAGTAGTTCCTACACGACTATGCAGCTTATTGTAGATAGTATCCACGGTAAGTGCTGGATTACCTAACACATTCTGTGCTGTTTTAAGAACACAGGTACGCATACGACCATCAGAACAGATAGCTCGAACACGGTCTACTTCTTTGTAAACAGCTTCAATAGTTACCGGATCCGAGTAACTGTTAGCGATATTAGCTAATGTGCGGATTGCCTTGGCGTTGTTCAGGGTGAGTGTTGTCATTTTAGTCTCCTTAGTAATGACGGTTTAGAGCAAGATCGCTCTCCAAGAACCTCAATAGAGGCTCATGGGCAGAGATCTTAGTTATCCCAGTTAGCATCGTCCTCTAGGTAGCGTTGCTCTCTACGTTGTTGCACACTCTCGTATGCTCCAGGAGCAGGACGGAAGTCCACAAGCTCACCAAGCTCATCCGCAACGATGTTACACTCGGTGGCAACCAACTCTGCGTCAGCTTCAGACAAGCCCGAAGCGTACAGCTCATCCTCACGACCATTGGCACAAGACCACACACACCAGTTTTTGTTTGTCATTTTAGTCTCCTTAGTAATGACGTTGTAGAGCACAGCGCTCTTGGATAACCTCAACGAGGTCACCCAGCAATGCTGTAGGCTAAAGGCTCTCAAGAGCAAGCATAGACACGAAGGACATCAACCCACCACAGACGAGGAGCAACAAGCACTCCACAGGCGGGAACATGAACAACGCACCAAGGAAAGCAAGCCCAATGAAGAGCAAGCCAAGAACGCCAAAGAAGCGAAAAAGCAAAGACATAACAATCTCCAGAAAACAGAGCAACAGCGCTCTCGGAAGACCCCACAAGGGGCCAACCGGCAGAGCTGTCAAGCACCAAAGTACTCGTTAGCACGCTCTAGGGTCCACATCTCTTCACCCCGGACACCAACACCAAGCAGGCAATAGCGCTCGCCATCGTGGTACACACCGACAACACGGTCCGAAGCAGGAACCGACTCAGGCTCAACACCAACAAACCACGAGTCAGGCGAGTACCCGAACGCAGCACAGAACCGAACAGACGACCCAACACGAGCCGACAGACGGGAGAACACGAGGTCCACCGAGACCGAACGACCCAGCGCACGAGACGCAAAGGAAGGACGACAGACACGGACACGCCCGTCAGAGCAGACCACGGAGACCGAGTCCACACCAGACACCGAAACCGCCACAACCGACACGGGAGCAGACCACCGAGCACGAGGCACAGAAGCCAGCAACGAAGGCCGAGGCGCAGCAGGAGCGGCGAGAGGAGAGGAAGAACCGAGGACGGGCAAAGAGGAAACAAAAGAAGCAAAGGACACAACGAACTCCAGAAGCCACAGGGAAGAAGAAGCGCGGGACCGCAGGGCAAGACGGCAACGCACAGGAAGGCAACCCACCAGAACGGGGGGACACCGAAACAGGAAGGGGCGAACCCAAACCAACACCCTGATTCTTTGACACACAGAGAGAGGTACCCGCCAAATATTCCCCCACAAACCTCCCCCAATAAAAAGCAGGGGTATACCAAAAACCTAATACAAAATATTACCTTTATAAATGTAATAGGAGTTATTAGTCGGTTCCTAATAGGAAATATATATTTTATATAAAAGTGCGGTCGCAGCTGCGCCCACATAGGACATAAGTAATGAATAATAAAGAGAAGCTAGAAGCGCTGAGAGAACTCAAGAGAAGAGAAAAGCTAGCTGAATATAAAGATGACTTTGAGTTATTTGCTAAAGAACAAGTGAAGATATTACCTAAAGATTCTTCGCAGGGCTTTCAGCCATTTATGTTTAATAGTGCTCAGAGTATTGTTAATGAACAGATTGAGAAACAGTTGAAAGAAACTGGTAGAGTTAGAGCGATTATATTGAAGGCACGGCAGATGGGTTTAAGTACCTATGCTACTGGTAGAGTCTTCTGGAAGAGTTATTTTAATGCCTATAACAAGTCAGTTGTTATGGCTCATGATACAGCTACCTCGGATGCTTTGTTTAGCATGTCGAGGAATACTATCGATAATATGCCTGAGCAGTTTAAACCTAAGTTCAAAAAGTCTAATGCTAAGGAGATCATGTTTGAACACAACGATTCAGGTTACAGATTATATACAGCAGGCTCGCCGGAGGCAGGCCGAGGAACTACACCGACTATTGCGCATCTTTCTGAGGTGGCTTTCTGGACTCACGATGAGAAAATTCTCGCGGGTATGTTCCAAGGTATTTCACAAGCTAAAGGTACAGAAGTAATTCTAGAGAGTACTGCTAATGGAGTAGGGAATGCCTTTCATAGATTATGGCAGGGTGCCGTTAAAGGAGAGAATGAGTATATTCCTATTTTTGTTCCTTGGTTTCTTATGGAAGAATACCGTAGAGAAGCCCCAGAGGACTTTGAAAGAACCGATAAAGAAGAGATATTAGTTACTAGGTTTAAGTTAGATGATGATCAACTTTACTGGAGGAGACTAAAGATAGCTGAAGGTGGTGAGGATAAGTTCCGTCAGGAGTATCCTGCTACAGCTGATGAAGCATTTATTGTTTCAGGGGCTAACGTATTTAATATTGAGAAGTTAGCTGCTCTAGTACCTCAACCTATATTAGCTTCTAAGGAGTTTAACTTCGAGTCTAATATGATGGAGGATAAGGATAGAGGATCAATAGAGATCTTTAAGTATCCTATGTTTGGAGACTCCTTTACTATTGGTGCTGATGTATCTTTAGGAGTAGGTAAAGATTCTTCTGCTGCAGTTGTTATGAATGCAGATAGAGAAGTATGTGCTGTATACAGAAACAATATGATAGATCCCTCTAAGTTTGGTGATCTTTTGTTTTACTTAGGTAGGTACTATAATAATGCTCTTTTAGCTGTAGAGTCTAACTCTATGGGTATTGCTACATTAAATAGGCTTACACAGATGCAGTACGTTAATATGTACTACCAGACTAAGTTAGCTAATGTATCTAAAGAGGAAGGTAATAGGATTGGATGGAGGACTACCTCAGCATCTAAACCTGCTATTATTGGATTCTTAAAGAATGCTATTGATAATGAAGATATCTGGATTCCTTCTAGACTAGTTATTGGGGAGCTAATGAATTATGTGGCAGATGACTCAGGAAAAACTAATGCTATCGTTGGTCATAATGACGATACTGTTATTGCTCTAGCTATTGCCCTTGAAGTTATTAGAACACATGGCGATAGATTAAAGAATAACAACGTTCCCTTCACACAGAAGATGGGTAACTTTCAACAAATAGAGACCAACTGGTTATAAAGAGGAGAACTCCTATGTCAAGNAAAAAAGGATTATACGATAATATCCATGCTAAACGTAAACGTATAGCTGAAGGTTCTAAGGAACAAATGCGTAAACCTGGAACTAAGGGTGCTCCAACCGCTAAAAGTTTTAAAGAGTCTAAAAAGACTGCTAAGAAGGGGTAAGTAATATGTCTGAAAAAGATTCTAGATTAAAAAGAGCTGGTGTATCTGGCTACAATAAACCTAAAAGAACCCCTAGCCATCCTACTAAGAGTCATGTTGTTGTTGCCAAGAGTGGTGACACANTAAAGACAATTAGATTTGGTGAGCAAGGTACNTCTGGATCTCCTAAGAGTTCAGGNGAGTCAGACTCAGATAGAAAGCGTAGAGAGTCCTTTAAGGCACGACACGCTAAGAATATTGCTAAAGGTCCCTTATCAGCAGCATATTGGGCTGACAAAGTTAAATGGTGAATATATGGCACAAATGAATGTACCCCTAACGGGTAAAGAAAAAGAACAATTTAAGAGCGCACTTAAGCAACAGAGTGTTCCTAAACTTTTTGATTCTAAAGACGCAAAGATTAAAACGAATAAAGAGAAGTCTCTTCCTATTCGAGGACAGGGATAAATAATAGTCCCTTGTGTCCTACCTGTTGGTCACTAGCAGTTGGACGAAACTAGTGACACCTAATAAATATAAGCCGTTGTAGGCTTGATTGAATGAATGACCATGAAAGGTTTACAATGGCTACTAATACTATCGGATATAAAGAATCCGTTGACGATGAAGAACTAAAGTCGATGATTGAACAGGGTATCATGAACTCTGTTGGTGACTTTCTTAATAGTTCTGATTTGGCTAGAGAAAGGCAAAAGTCTACATACGAATATGGTATGATGCCTTTTGCACACTTAACTCCTCAAGGGGTATCTCAAATTGTTTCTTCAGATACTGTAGAAGCAGTTGAGGGTTATACAGCTATTTTAGCTGAGTTAATGTTTAATAATAATAAGCTAGCTAGGTTTATTCCTGCTGGTACAAAGCCCACAGATTTTCATAACGCTAAGGTTGCTTCTGAGCTAGTTAACTATACTATCTTTAAACAGAACTCTGGCTGGGAAATCCTAAATACATGGGTTAAATCTTCTTTGTTATGGAAGAACAGTATTGTTCGTTGGGANTTTGTTGAAGATTACGAATATACTTTTGAAGAATATGATTCAATTAGTCAAGAGAATTTAGATATTCTTTTGTCTGACACTGACACCGAAATTATCGGTACCCTAAAGTACGATCAAGAACTAGGTACTGATGAAGAAGGAAATGCTGTATACAATATGGTATACAAAGATGTTCGCCTTAAGAAGCAACATGATAAAACAAGAATCAAGATCGAGAACGTTCACCCTGAAGCGTTCCGTATTACTAGGGACGCTAAGTCTTTGGATGATGCTGGTTTTGTAGGTATTCAGATCGATATGACTCGTTCTGAGATCAGAAAGTTTTACCCCGATATTGCAGAGAACATTGACTGGGACGATATTGGAGACGGTAGCACTGATTGGGCTACCAAGTACACCGAAGAGCAAGCAGCTCGGAAACGCCTAGCAGGTGAAGAGTACTGGATTGGGGGTAATTCAAATGAACTTTTTCCAACAGAGGCTAATAGACAGGTAACTGTTATTGAATGTTGGTTAAGAGTTGACCGTGATGGTGATGGTATTGCAGAATTAAAACACATTATTATTGCTGGTGGAACAATCCTTCTTGAAGAAGATTGTGACTATGTACCATTAGCTACGCTGTGCCCATTCGAAATTCCTCATGAATTTTTTGGTTTGTCTGTAGCAGACATGATTCGTCCTTCTACATTAGCAACTACCGCTATTATGCGGGGCTTTGTAGAGAACGTATACCTAACTAACTATGCACCTAAGTTAGCAGATCCTAACGTAGTAGANTTTTCTGCGCTTCAAAACATGAAGCCTAAACAGATTGTGGCTACTAACGGNAATCCTAACGGTGCTGTAGCATCTATGACACCTGATACTATCAGTACAGGTACTGTACCTCTTTTAGAAATGTTGCAGGTACATAAGGAGCAAGCTACAGGCTTGTCAAAAGCGGCTCAAGGCCTCAATGACACTCTTTATGTTTCCGGCAACTCCGAAGAAAAGATGCAGAGAGCTATGTCAGCAGCTCANGTACGTATCCANTTTATGGCACGTAGATTTGCTGAGACAGGCTTTAAGCGTCTAGTAGAAGGTGTATACAAGACACTTCGCACTAAGCTTCGGGGTAAGGAAGTAAAGTTCTTTGATCAAAACGATATGTTTAAGTCAGTTGACCCAGGTATGTTACCTGACAATATGTTGATGTATGTTGATATTGATGTTGGTGAAAACAGCAATAATAATATTATTAAGAAGATGAGTATGGTTGGTCAACAATTAATNCCTGCACTTCAACAGGCTGGNGCTGGTTCAGTAGTAGCACCTGAAGCTGCCGCTAAGATTGCTTGTAAGACTNTAGAGGCTATGGATCTTGATCCACTNGACTTCTTGATTGATTANACAGANCCTAAGTTCTTAGAACANGCTGTTCAGGCTCGTCAACAAGAGCAACAAGCAGGNGACGCNGCTCGTAAGCTTGAAGANAAGATTAAAGAGTTGGATGCTATCCAGAGAGAAGCTACGGTTGAACTTACTAAAGTACAATCTAGAAATGCTATGCAGGATAACACCAAACAACTTATGGTTGCTCTCGATAAGAGCTATCAAGAGTGGGCAAAGCTTTCTATGCAAGCTGCTGAGAAGGGTGTTAATCTTGATCCGCATCCAGGTGGAGAAGCTCTGCTAGTAATCGCTAAGAAAATAATTGAGGCTGACCTTGCTAAGGGTGATGGACAAGCACCTGCTCAAGAAGCAAATCCTATG